CTGGATTTAATACTTTAGTTTGCGTATCATTATATAATATTTGTAAATTTATTCTCTCTTCACCTTCTTCGTTTTTACTATAAGCTGCACCTAAATCTGCTTTATCTTTAGCATCAAATACAGCGCCTAAAATTGTTGTCCCTGGAGAAAATAATGTAATAAGAGATTCTACTATATTTTTATTTTCTGGTTCTTTTAGCCCTACTGTTTTAGTTTTAGGATCATATGACTCAAAATCTATTTTATCTTTTAGTGCTGAAAAAGACTCTAAAGCTTCTCTGCCTAAATCATAGTCACTTTGTTGTCTAGGAGTAGGTGTAGGCTGACCTCCGCCTCCTCCTCCGCTACTTGAAACTTGTGATGTGGGTACATAGTTAGGATCTACTTCACATTTTTCATTTCCACTAGAGTCTTTTACTAATATGTAACCTAAAGGACATGGGTCTATAGTAGGATCATCATCACTATCATCTGCAGTAGCATATTCAAACTTAGGATCTGCTGTACTAAACGTACTTGTGTCTATAAAATTTTGTGCTACATTAGCTAATGACCATGTGCCTGTAGTAGCATCATATTGTAATTGTTGATTACTTCCTGTATATGTACTCATTTACTTTTAAGCTGAACCCTCATTTTCAGTATCTCCTGAAGCGAAGCCACCTTCCCCTGGAGTCGGTACACCTCCAACTCCGATGTTGCCACCGCCAACGCCTGTAATGTCGTTTGGATTCGCTCCTGTAGGAGCTCCTCCACCAGAAGCCATTGCGGACTGCTGACTATTGCTTTCATTTTGTGTGTTTCCATTTGCCATCCCCATTATCTTAGCAAAGATTGCTGCTCTCTCTGGATCATTAATTAATTTTTCAGGTTCTATATCTAAAGATTTTGCAATCTCTGATAATATAGAATGCCATCTAACAAATGGAGCCAGATTTTGATTTGATGCAACTTGTAAGAATGTCATCAATCTCTGTGAGCGAACTTCTTTCTGCATTAGAGAAGAAGTACCTCTTGCTTTTATATTTAAATCTCCCTTTATTTCTGGAGAGTCTTCATTAAACTGCATATTCCATGCAAATAAAGTTTCTCCTAAAGGTCTTAATAAAAAATCATCAACGTTTTTTATAACTGTTTTTATGCTAAGTGCTGCTGCACCCATCAACATAGACATACCTGCTGCAGTTCTTGTTGTGCTTTGAACTCCAGTAGTTCCATGAGAGTATGATGGAATACCTGTAGACTCATCTGCTAACTGTCTGAATTTATCAAACATCATTAAATTTTCTTGTGATGTGTTAGGAAATTTTACACCATGAATAGCTTGTCCGGGCATACCGCTTTGTCTTCTAAATATTTTACCCGGAAAGACTTTCATATCTTGACCCGGTACTAGTAATGTTTCATCAATATCAAATACTAGATTACCTGCTAATGCTAAGTTATCAATAGCCATTCTAGCATGACCATTCATTATAGTTTGAGAATCATCCATGTTTTCTGGAATACCCACTCCAAAAAATTGATAAGGGTTTATTTCATAAGGGCATACTAAATAAGGTAATCTTGTTGGAGTAAATGGATTTAATACTAATCGTATTACTTCTCCGTTACATACCCAACAGTTAACTTGTATTTCATCTAATTCGTCAATATCATCATCTAATTCTAAACCTGCTTCTCTAGCAAGTTCTGTATCAAGTATTCCCCAAAATTCTAAAATTTCATATCTGTTTTTATTTAAATCATCAGTAGATTCTCTGTCTTGTAAAGAAGCTTCATATCCTCTAGACTCATAGCTAGGACCCATTGCTAAAGAATCTTTAATAGCTTCTTTTCTAAAGAATGGTCTATTCATTAAGTCTCTTACTTGTGCACGAGTATAGACATGTCTTTGAATAACATAGTCAGCATCTTCTATTGTTGTTGCGTCAGGGTCTGGATAGAAATCCCAACAAGAGACTGCTTCTATTTTCGGAACAAGTTTTGTTTTAGGAAAGTATTCATTTTTTCCTGTTTCAGGATTTTTAACCCAATTATGAGTTGCTTCTTCATAGCTAAAAGGACCCTTTAGTATTCCTGTTCCAAGTAGTGCAGATTCAAATAATACATTTCTTAACACACCAACAGCACTAGATTCATCTAGTTGATCATGAATTGTTTTTTCCATATTAGCTGCTGCCATTTCTGCAGGACTAATTTGTGGTTCTTTCTGACCATCTGTTGCAGGACCTTCTACAAATCCTGCTGCACCAAGACTTTCATCTAAGCCTCCTAAAACATCATTAATAGTTGTTGCTCCGGGCTTTAGTTCATTACCGTCACCAGGAAAACCATAAGGACTTTTAGGCTCTTCTTTTTTATCTTGTTCTTGATACTTAGATATGTTAGCGTATTCTGCTATACCTTCTGGAACAGCAGTAGGCTCTACTCCTACTGGAAATTTACCACTAGAAAATAGAACTTCTATTAGCTGACCATAAGCCGCTAATACTTTTGTCTTTGTTATCTTTACAAAAACTTTTGATTTCTCACTTTCTGTAAAAGCCATTTCATTACCATAGACACCTCTATAGTTACGATATGCTCTTAACCATCTTTGCTCATCAAATTGACGAGCAGTTTCTGCATCAATAAACTTGCTCTTAATTAAACCTGCAAGATTTGAAACATCAAAATCAGGAGTTAAATCCTCTTCTTCGCCTAGGGCTAGTATGTCTGCAGGTTTTTTTAAAGCCATCTATTTATTGTGTGATCCGTGAGTATACTTTTCTTTTGCAAAGGACTCTAGCTTATCATTAGGTCTTTTACCTTGATCTGCTGATAGTTCACCATGCTTATATTTTGGCATAAGTTTTGAATCTAACTTTTCTTTTTTTAAAGGTTGATCTGCACCTAATTCGCCATGCTTATATTTTTTTAGTATGTCCATGTTTTCTCCTAATAGTCTCTTTCATCAGCCATTTTAAAAAATGACTCTTCTACTTGATTTACCCTTTTACTAGGGAATGATTGAGTAGATATATTTGGATCTAATTCTTTAAGATTTAAATCTTTCATCTTATCTACTTTTTTTGGATAATCTTCTGGAAGATCTCCTTGTTTGTATTTAGTTAATACTGGTTGTGGCATTTTATTCCTCCTTTTAGTCTATTCGCATTTTACTGCAAATTTTTTTGTATTATGTCTTATCCAATCTTTTACTTCAGAATGGCATAAAACTTCTGTTAAAAAGTTTCCGAAAGAATTTACTATTGTTTCTTCTTCTTTTTCTTTTAGGTTATACTGATAGTAACCTACATGTAACAATTCATGTATCACTACATTAACTGCATCTGGTCCGCCTTTTTGAATCATCTCTTTATCAAGATATATTTTATAAGGTGGTTTAACTACAAATGTTCCTTGTGCTTCTGACACTTCGTACATTAATTCATGAGGAACACAAATTAATTCTACTGTAAAAGGTCCAACTGTTACAAACTTTGGTAATTTCATATTTTTAATAAAGAATCTATATACTTATCATACTCTATGTATGTCATACATTCTATAGCATAATCTTTTACTTGTGTATTTTGATTAAATTGTAATTTTACAGTCCCTTCTAAAAATTGTTTTTTCTCATTAATAAAACTATTACAAGATTGTATATCTTTAAATTCTACGCCCCCCAGACTATAAGTCTGTATAGCATTATCTAATTGAAATAGAATAGTTAATACTACTATATAGTTCAATATCCAAAAATCCTATCAGAAGGAGTAAATGTTTTTTCTTCTGTAAATCTATTAGCTTCATAACTATGAGGATGTATTGCTCTACTCATTACACCATATCTTAATGCGTCATAAGCATGATCTTCAGCATGAGTGTTTACATCTTCTGGATTACTTTTATCTACAGGAAGCATAGGTAAAGTTCTAATTAAATTAGCACAATTAGGGAATATTTTTAAACTTGGTTGCCCTGTACCAGAATCTACTGCTAATCTTTTGTGTAGTTCTAGTTTTCCTGCTACTCTACTTTTTGGAGATCTGTCTGATGGTCTCCATTTACATCCTTCTCTAATCATAGTCTCTGCAATACTAGGACCAACATCTCCCCTTTTTGACCAAGTTGATGAGTCAAGAACTCCGTATTTAATATATTCACCATGTTCCATTTCTAAAACTTTTCTAGCAAATATATCAGCAGTAACTCGTTTAGTATATAATTCTCTATATACCCAAAAGTTATTATCAAAATCTACAGCTATCCAAAGAACACATGCAGGACTAGAGTATCCCCAGTCACAAGTTCTAAACCTTAGCCAATTATTAGGAATGTCAAAAGGTGTTGTAACATGTGTAGCTATGCTAAAATCTGGAAACGATGAATTTTCAAACGCTCCCCAATCTCCTTCTAAAAATTGTTTTCTTTGTACTTCAGGCAAAGATGATAGCATAATAAGATAATCATCTGTTTGCATAAGATAGGGGTTATCTTGTAGTTTAGCCGGTATAAATCTTCTTGATATAGACTTTCTACCTACTATAGTATCTATGCCCACTTCAAAAGCCGTATTAGGCTCTGCAGGGTCTACAAACATTTCTTTGACCCATTGTGACCCAACGTTGCCAGGATTGCCTGTAGCACGCATATAAACCGGAATATTGGGGTCTACACTTCTGAGCGAGGATCTTAAAAAGTTATATATCTCTGGTGTTGGATACTGAGGTAGTTCATCTATTCCAATCCATGTATAGGACTGACCTTGATAACGAAGCACGTCAGTTAAGTTTTCTGCATAACCAAATTCTATTCTAGCACCTGAAGGGAATCTCCATTCCTTTTCTTGCTCTCTCCATTTAGCACCTGGATAAGCTTTAGGATATAATCTTTGAGAGTTATTAATCATATCTCTTAACTCAGGCATAGATTTTCTAAGTAGTAGACATCTATGATGTTCTTTATGACAGTATCTTAATGGATCAATAAGCATGGCATACGATTTGCCACCACCTCTTGCTCCACCATAGAATACTTCTCTTTCTGGTGCGGCTAGAAACTGTGTTTGTGGTCCGTCATTGGGCTTAAATATAATGTTATCTTCAACATAATCTTTAACGTTAGGAGATAAAGACTGTACTTCATCCTCAACCATGACAGAAGCAGAAGAGCCTTGCAAAGCATCATTGGCTTTGAAGATCTTTTCTTTTCGCTTTTTTGCATTTTGTATTGCATCATGTGCTTTCCTTATTTTAAGGTCCTGTGCCTTAATAGTTCTTTTAGCTGCTTGTTTTGCTTTTACTTCTTTACTAAAAAACTTTTTTTCCTGAACTACTCCTCGTTTTCTTCCGAGGTGTGATTTAGGTTTTGGAGGTTCAATGTCTGCCATCTAGTGTTTATTATTTTCCTTAATCCTGTATGTGATATACTTCTTCCTGTTTTCCTTGATAGCCAACTTGCAACCTCTCTATATGAACAATTATTTAAAAAATCTTTAGCTTCATCTAAAGCATCCAACTCTTCTTGAATAGGCTCAATATAATCTGTATCATCAGCTAGCTTATATCCAAAAGGAATAGTCCTAGCTTTCCGTTTTTGTAATTCCATCTTTAGGGGGTAGTATAAATATACCATGTGCTACTTGTGCAGTAACATCTAATTTATCTCTTTTAACAATTCCTACACGATCTAGTATTTGTTTAGCAGCTTCCATTCTAATATTTACTCCAGGAGTTTTACCATCTTCATCTAGAGCATCTACTAAACCTTTGACTGCTTTTGCAGAGTGCATAGCTAAAGAATATTCTGATCTTTCTAGAATTTGTTCTTTTAATGACTTAACAACTTTCAAATAATAGCCCGGAGCATATCCTACGATATCTCCTGCTTTCTTTGGATCTCCTTGGGCTTCATTAAATAAAGCTTCTAGAAATTGCTCCTGTTGCTCAGTTAGCTTTTTTTGTTCTTTTTTTACTAGTTCCATATGTTTTTTTAAGTTCTTTTTTAATTGTTTTATAATTAGTATCAGATTCTAATACTTGTTTTTCTTTTTTAGCTACTTGTGCTTTAGTATGTAAGTCTTCTCTTATCTTATCTTCATTGCCTTTACTATCAGATATAGTAAGAACACTTGGTGCTACAATAGCTAGTTTTATATAAGGCGCTGTACATGGCTCTTTTCTTCTAGCCATTGGTAGTGTCTTTTGAAATCTTTCTCCAGTTTTTAAATTTTCGTATTCATAAAGTGGCATTTTATTTTCCTTATTATTCTGTGTATAAACATAATTAATTTATATGTTAGTATCTCAGCAGTAGGTTCTAACTTTTTTTGTTTCTTTGGCAAAAGTTGCTCGCTGATTCTTCACTTCTAAATCCCCATGCTCTAAGTGCTAGAGCCTTTCTAGTTGGGCGACCTTTATCGTCTTTCATTGGTCCTTTCATTCCTGCAAACCTACAGGCAAAACTGACTTTTCTTCTAAATGCTGCAGAGTCTTTTTTAGGAGTTTCCTTAACAGGTGCTTTTAAATTAGAACCTTCAGTTCTTTTAAAATGCGCTCTACCTGCTGCATTCAATCCTCCTTTAGGATTTTGGTATTTCTTAGCTACCATTAACCCTTAGCTTTTTTCTTAGCTGTATCTGATAAATCTTTAAAATGAACTACTGGCTTACTTTTTGCACTATGTGATTTACCACTATGCATAGAACCATTAGGCATTTTGTGCATTGGTCCTTTGTATTCAGTACCATTCTTAAAAAAATGTTTTACGCCTTTTCCCATTATGTTACCTTCCTATATGATTTTACTTTCTGGGCAATTCTCTTCGGCTGCTTCACAAATTGTTTTCCCTTCTTCGTCCCTTTGCGCTTGGCTTTTGTCGTTGCCGCATATTCCGCAGATGTCAGGCTCTCTATCGCTTTCTTTGGTAGATACCTTTCCCCTGTCTTTGAAGATGGTTTCCCAGACTTCGTTTGCCATTTTTGTTTCCCCCATTGTTTAAGACTTCTTTGTGATTTTGCTAGTGTCATGCTGTTTTTTTAATTTTGCTTTAGCTGCTTTTGCTAAACGTGCTTGCTCCATTTTTCCTGATACCTTTGCTCGTTGTTCTAATACAGTTAGTATTTGAATTTTTCTAGCATAAGGTTTGTTAATACGCATAACTTTTGCGATTGTATCCTTTGCATCCTGTACTGTTGCAAATTTAATACTGACAGTATCTTTAGGATTTTCATCTGTATATAATCTTCTACCTGAACCTTTTGGTTTCTTGCCTGTTCCTAATTTAGGATCAGCCATTACGCACCACAGCTATCACAGCCATCATCACATATACAATCATTTAAATTGCAACCACAAACTGGACATTGGTCACTCATTTTACTTTCTTTTTTACTTTTTTCTTAATTTTCTTTTTTCTTAATATTTCAAAATCTTTTTTATTAATTACATTATCGTTATTTGCGTCTAATTTATTTTGGTTACCTTTTAGTGCCATTATGATGTATATCCTCCGCCTGCTTTTTTATAGGCTTTTGCTAATGCTTGTGCTTTTCGTGCAGACCATTTGCCTGCTCCTGTTCCGTGTGATGCTTGGGCTTTTATACGATTAAATATAGCCTTACGCTTTGTAGGCTTTGTATAATTACCGGCTTTATTAACTGTTGACTTTTTTGCCATTCTTATTTTTCAACATACCTTTTAAAACTTTTGATTGCTTCTTATGTGAGTTAGAAGCTTTAGATAGACCTTTAGCTACCTTTTTAATTTTTGATCTTTGGCTAGGTAACATTAGGAAGAAGCATCCCTGTCTGACATAGAACTAGCTAGATATTCACTCATAGACATTGTTTCGTCTCTTTTTAGATCAAAAAATAATTTTCTTTTTAATAATTCTAGTGCAGGCACATCTGCTTCTGCAGTAGTAACTGTTTTTCTTTCATTTTCTGTGTGCCCCATAAATTTATTATCATTTGAAGGTCTTAGATTTTTTAATACATCACCTTTTGCCATTACGATCTCCTATTTTTCTTACCTGCAGTAGATGTTCTAGGATAAGATCTATTCTTACTAGCGTTTACTGCCTTTAGATTACTTCTTTTGTTATTTAATGCGTTACCATCTGCGTGGTGTACATCTTTTCCGTCACCTTTTTTGACTACACCCGCCTTTTGTAAGGTTCTTCTGGCTTTTAGTCTATTCTTTCTTTTGGCTTTACGAGTAGATGACTCTGTTTTAGCCTCTTGTTTATAATTTCTTACGTAATTAGGTGAACTAGGCATACATAGATTTAGACTTCTTAGGCTTTTTAGCCCCGCCCATCTTAGTTTTAGCTGCAGACATCTTAGCTGTAGCGCCTTTACCCATATTCTTCTTCATTCCTGTCATCTTCTTACCAGTTTTCTTTCCCATTTTGCCGTACATCATGCTGATTTACTCCTATGTTATGTTTTTAGTTAGTTGTTTAATAAATTCATAGTCTTCTTTGTTAGTTTCTCTGAATCTATGCGCTTTTTTCACAATCTTTGTGATTTCTTTTTTCGTTTTTTCTCTTTCCTCAATATCTGAGGACTTATAGTACTTTATACTTGTCTCTACTAGAATATCTTTTAGGTGATTCAAGCTACTGCTTGATCCTTCTTAAGTGATTCTTTAAGTTTATAGTTCTCTGCTCGTAGTTCAATACGATCTCCTATTGTTTTTTCTAGTTTATCCATAACAAATCTTGTGCTTTGCTTAAGTAGTGTAATTTCTTTCTTTAGTTCGTCTATTTCTTTTACTAATTTGTCTATCATTGTATATCCTCCGGGATTTAAAGACACCAAAGGACACCATATGTATCCATTGGGGGGTTTATATTGTTGGAACTCGTTTTATAGTGGTGCGTTCCCCTCCCACAATGGATTGATATACTACCAAGCGTATAGCCTGTTTTATATAAAGTTCACTGGCGTGTGTGCTATCTTGCCTTAAGTAGTATATGCGAATAGTATAGGGTCCTATACAGATTTGTCAAGTAAAAAAATTAATTATTTTTATGTTGACAAAATGGAATAGAGATATATAATGTAATTACCCCCTTAGGGGAGCCTTTATATACCCTTATTACGTCCAAAAAGTAAATCCATATGACGTGCCCCTAGTGGTTAACACCCTAATTCTCTATTTTTCCAGTGAGTGCGTCATCATATATAGGGTAGCCCCCTAGGCACCCTGCACGGTAGTGTGCAGGCTACCAAGTGAACTTCCCTATGTACTTTAAAAGACTAAAGACTTTACTACGGTAAAACAAAAAAATCCAAGAAAAGTAATAAAATATTACACACAAAGTTATCCACAGAAAAATTAAATAGTTATTGAAAATATTAAAACAGTTGATCTAGAAAATATTTTTATTTAGCTATAAAAAATTAAATTATAACTTTAAAAAATAACTTCACTAGCTGGTGATGAACTGGAAGTACTCCAACCCTCGAACCTACCCTATGCTCTATGTGGTTTACCTGAAAATATTAAAAGGGTGGTTTAAGAATTTGTAATTATTTAATCTTAAAGTTAATAGAAATATAATTAATAAATATTTGTAAACTACTTTTAAGCAATTAATTTTAGGCATAAAAAAATCCCCTATGAAATTAATCAAAGGGGATTTTTAAATTAATAAATAATTATTTTTTGTTAACTACTTTGACATTTTTATTGCTGAAAGTATCTTTATTAAATCCGTCAACAATATCAAATTCACTATTTAATTTATTAAAGAAATTTAAAATATTAGTTGTTAATACTCTCATATCAACGGGCAGTTTTTCTAAATTCATAATAGTTTCTGTTTCGTCGTCTGCATAAACTATATTTTTAATATTAGTAATTAATTTAGAACCTTGTGTAAATAGAACACTAGATTTATCCCCATCTTTAGTATCAGGATCAACATTTAAAATATCACTAGATATCTTCTGTAAATCTTTAACACCTACTGCAATAATTCCACCTGATCCATCAGGATCAAGATAGTTTTTTGACTCTAAGGAAACTGACTCTAATTTATCTAAATCAATAAATGTTTTACCTAGATCAGTAATGGTTTTTCCTTTAGGATTTTTTCCCTGAATACCTGCTTTAATAATTCCTAGAGATGAAGCCATTGATTTTCTGAATGCTTTTCTTTTAGTTTCAGAAATTTGCTTTAAATCACCATCAATAAATTGAGTTAAAAATTTATCACTCATTTTATTAATTCTTGATTGTTTCATAATGCCATTTTCAGAATACATAGAAATCATTTCTTGAGAAATAATTCCACTCTCAATAATAGCATCTTGAATTTTAGCAGTACCCCTCAAAACTTCATTTGTACCACTCTCAATTTGATCTAGTCCTGATCTAATTGATTTTAGATAATGCTCTTCAGGTTTTTTAAATATTAATTTGCTGAAGTCATTAGTCTTAGTTTTATTATTTGTCATTTTGTAATGTCCTTTCAAAAACATTGTTAATTAAATAAAGTATATACCTTATAAATTTTTAAATCAAATTAATATTTTTCAGATCAGTTTCATAGATTTCAATAATGTCAATACC